GTAAAGGATTCCTAAAATCTGAGGGTCGTTTGACTGTAAAAGCCTTAGAGGCGCTCAAAAAAGCATGGCGATATATGACATCTAAGCTAGGTCAGAGTGATGTAATCGTGCTTAATAAGGGCATTACATTTGAAAGTGCAGATAGTACTGCCGTAGAAAATCAGCTAAATGAAAGTAAACAAACAAATGCGGACTTAATTTATAAATTGTTTGGCTTTACAGATAAAACATTTACAGATGAAAAAGCATTTAATATTTTTGTTAAAACTACAATTATGCCAATCGTAAATTGCTTTATTCAAGCTATTAATAGAGCGATGTTACTTGAAACAGAGAAAGGCAACTTGTATTTTAGCCTTGATATGAATGATTTACTTAAAGCTGATATGCTCACACGATTTAATGCTTATAAGACTGCATTGGATAGCAACTGGATTAACATTGATGAAATTCGTCAACGTGAAGAGCTATCCCCAATGGGCATTGATTTTGTAAGCATGAACCTTGGGAATGTATTCTATTATCCACAAACGAAAAAAGTGTATACACCAAATACTGGTGTGCTTGGTGATTTAATTACACTAAAAACAACGAAAGGGGGTGAAAATATTGAAAATTGAGGTACGTAATGGTGCAGCAACAATTGAGGGATATGTGAACGTTACAGAACGATTGAGTAAGCCAATCCGTGATGTAAGAGGTCAATTCCTTGAAAAAGTAGCTACTGGAGCTTTTAATTCGGCACTTCAACGCAATGATAATGTAGAATTGCGGTTTAATCACCGCCGTAAACTGGGAGAACAACAAGACGGTTCACTAGAATTGCGTGAAGATAACATTGGATTATATGCGAAAGCAGTTGTATCTGATGCGGAAGTAGTCAAATTAGCGGAAGAAAGAAAGCTAAAAGGCTGGTCTTTTGGTTTTAGAAAACTAGAAGATAGCTGGGATAAACAGGAAAATATGCCTGAAATTCGCACATTGAAAGCAATTGATATAAGCGAAGTAAGTATTTTAAGCGTTACACCAGCATATATCGCAACATCAATTAGCATGCGTGCTGATGAGGGAGAAGATTTACTAGAATGTAGATCTAATGAAACCGCAACAGGTGTATTAGAATATGATATTGAAGAGCGTAAGTCTGATGATGAAGAAGAAACCAGCAATCAGAAATATCATGACATTTTAAAAGAACTTAATATTTAGCATCCATCATATGTGGGTGCTTTTTTTATGAAAAGAGGATAGCATGAACTTTAAAAAACTTATTGAAAAACGCAATTCTTTGGTTGAAGAAATGAACAACCTTGTAAAAGTGGCAGATGAAGAAACACGTGCCCTTAATGAAGAAGAAACAACAAAATTCGAAGGTCTACGCAAAGAAGTAGCGGACATTGATAACACATTGAAACTTGCACAAGAAGAACGTAAATTGATGTCCGTAGGTTCTGAAGATGAAACATTTGATGCGGCAGATGCAAAAGTAACTGCACAAGCAGAAGAACGTGCATTTGCTAATTTCTTGCGTACAGGTGAAACATCTTTTTCTGATGTAGAAACACGTTCTGATGTTAACCTTTCTAAAGGTGATAATGGTGTAGTTATTCCTTCTACAATCGCAAGCCGTATCATTTCTACGGTAAAAAACATCGCACCAATCATTCAAAACTCTGATTTCTACGATGTAAAAGGTGATTTGATTTTCGCAGTTGAAGATGAATCCACATCTAAAACTACTTGTGCATACGTTAGTGAATTCCAAGAACTTGAATCCACAAGCGGTAAATTTAAACAAGTTACATTGAAAGGTAATGTAGTAGGTGTATTAACTAAAGTTTCTAAATCTTTAATCAATAATACAGGCTTTGATATTGTAAATTATGTTGTAACTAAAGTAGCAGAATCTATTGTTGAATTCTTAGAAAACGAAATGCTTAATGGTACATCTAAAATCGAAGGCCTTTTGAATGCTACAAAGGCAGTAACGGCTGGTGCAGCATCCGCTATTACTGCAGATGATTTGATTGATTTACAATTTGCAGTACCTCAAAAGTATCGTGGTAATGGTGTATTCATTATGAATCCGGATACTTTCAAAGCATGTGCAAAATTGAAAGATAATGAAGGCAATTATATCTTGAATAAAGATTTAACAAATGGATTTGGCTACACATTGTTAGGCCGTCCTGTATATGAATCTGATAATATGCCTAAGATCGCAACAGGCAAGAAAGTAGCTGTATTTGCAGACCTTATGGGTTATGCTACAAAAATTTGTGGTGAAAATGCTGAAATTCAAACATTAACTGAAAGATTCTATACTCAATATGCAGTTGGTGTTGCTGGATATATTGAAATGGATGGTAAAATCCTAGACCAACAACGTATTGCAGTATTGAAAATGGCTTAATAGGAGGTAAATTCCTATGAAATATAGGGCATTAGTAAGTTTTAGTGGGGCAGTATCTGCCTCACTAAACAGCATTATTGAGATTTCTGATGCGGAAATTACAAATGATTTACTGAACGCTGGATATATTGAAGAAGTAAAAGAAACAAAAAAGAAAAAAACGGATAAAGACGAGGAATAACCTATGAAAGTTAGTAAACTGACAATAGAAATTGTAGCTAACTATATCCGTGTAGAAGTAACCACTGCAAGTAAGACTATTCTTGATATGGTGATACCTGCTGCAGTTGAATATTGTGCTACATATACAGGCTTATCAAAAGAAGCACTAGATGAATATGATGATATGGCAATGGCAGTAATGGCATTATGTGGAGAGTTTTATGACAATAGAACATATACCGCAGTAGAAAATGCAATTATTAATCCTACTACGCAAGCTATATTGGATAAGTACTCTATGAATTTAATGGAGGGGTACCAATATGTACAGAAGGGGTAGACTAAGCACTCTTTTACAACATGAAGCAGAAATTCATGCTAATAGGAAATCTGATGCAATGAATGAACTAGGACAGTATCCAATAGTTGATACTGTTCTAGGAAACATATTTTGTGGAGTAATTCCACAAACAGGTGGATTATTAAGTGGTAGAACGGCTGACACTACACTAGCTAGAACTACACATAAGATTGTCTGTAGATACAGAAATGATATTGAGCCTGATATGTGGCTAATCATTGAAGGTCAGAAATATAACATCCTGTATGTTATGGATCCATACCTAAATAAAGAGCGATTAGAAATATTCACAGAGGTAGTTATTTAATGAGCGTTGATATTGAAACAGAGGGTTTAAGTGAGTTTTCCCAGGAGTTGCTAGATTTAGCTACTAAAGACTTTCCAAAAGATACAAAGAACTTCTTGCAACGTGCTGGCAATAAGCTGAAAGCTAATGCTAGAAAGAACTATAAAAAGGGTACTACACAAGGCACAAAGAACCTTGTTAAAGGTCTTAAACGTGATAGAGCGTATAAGTATGGCAAGGATGAGTGGCAAGTACGTGTTAAGAATACCGCACCTCATGCATGGCTAGTTGAACACGGCCATGTAATGTTAGGCCATTCTGCACAGGGTAAACCTAAATTGATAGTTGGTAACACAGGTGAAGCATTTGTTAGAGGAAAGAACGTAATGGGTAAAACTGCTAAAGCTTTTCCGTCAGAGTATCAAGGGTTAGCGGAAGAATTTATTGATAAGATGCTTAATGAAAAAGGTTTAGGCTAGTGATAACTGTAGTTGAAATAGTAAAAGCATTAACAGTAAAGTGCAGAGAGCTGCTTAAATGTGATGTTAATGATAGAGATATTTCAGAGGGATTTACTAGACCATCATTTTTTATAGAGGTAGTAGATTTTAACAATGAAGATATAGGCGAAATCCTAAGAGGTGATACGCTTAATATCTATATTTACTACTTCAATGAAAAGCGTGAGATTGGTTATTTGAACTTACTCAAAGCAAGAGAGAGCTTGCGTGAGATGTTAGCAATGCCAGTTGGCGTAGCAGATGGTTTTAGTATTACTGCATCTGATATAGTCGAAACAATCAATAAGGCTGATATGTCATATATCACTAACTTTGATGTAACGATCTATCAAAATAGACCAGAAGCAGATGCACCTTACATGGAAAAATTGGCCGTCAACGGAGAGTTGCAAGAGCCAACGGAAGAATAGTTATAGCACCCACTGTGTATGGGTGCTATTTTTAATGGGTAAAAGGAGCAGAATATGGCGATTGGCTTACCAAATATTGATATCGTATTCTTGCAAAAGGCGGTATCTGCCGTGCTACGTTCAGAACGTGGTACTGCATTAATCATCGTTAAGGATGATAAACAAACAGAAATTGGCTACGATGTATTCAAATTCGAAGCTGATATTACTGATAAGAAATACAATGCCGATACAATTAAATTGTTGAAGCGTTGCTTCTATGTGAACGTAAACAAAGTAGTAGTGTTACACGTTCCATCTAAAACAACTGCATTTGCAGATATTAAACAAGTATTAGACCGTATCAAATACAACTGGGCCTGTACTACTGTAGCAGAATGGCAAACAGACTTAGTATCTTACACTAAATCTCGTAATGTTATTTCTAAAGGCCGTAAAGTTAAGTGTGTAGTTGCTAATGTAGCGGTTGCTGATGATAAACACGTAGTAAATATGAAAGGTCAATATGTACATGAAGTTGATGCTGAAGCTAGCACTAATGTTAAAATGACTGATTATTTACCACGCATCACTTCCATTTTGGCTAATTTGCCAATGAACCGAAGCATCACATACTACGAATTGGAAGATTTAGATTATGTGGATAATTCCTATATTACATCTGAAAAAGATGCTAATAAATGGATTGATGAAGGTTGGTTATTGCTCATCAATGATGATGAAGATAACGTAGTGCGTGTAGGCCGTGGTGTTAATACATTGACTACATTCACATCTACTGAAACAGAAGATATGCGCAAGATTATTATTGTAGAGTCTATGGACTTAATCATGGAAGATTTATACTCTACATTCAAAAAGTACTATGTGGGTAAATACAAAAACCATTTAGATAACCAATACTTGTTTATTTCCTCTGTAAACTCTTATTTCAAATCCTTAACTAAAGTAGTTAATGGTGAAATCTTAGATCCAGAGTATGATAATCATGCATTTGTGGATGTAGAAAATCAACGTCAAGCATGGTTAAGCGTAGGTAAGACAGAAGCAGAAGATTGGGATGAAGCGAAGGTAAAAGAAATGTCTTTCAAATCTACTGTATTCGTTGCTGCTAAAGTCAAAATCTTAGATGCTATGGAAGATTTATCTTTCCAAATTACAATGGAATAAGGGGGTAAAGTATGGCAAGTAAAGACATTCATAATCAAATCTTGCGTGGTCAATTTGGTAAGGTATGGATTGACGGCGAATTATACGCAAACGTAAAATCATTTGAAGCTAAAATCTCCCTTAAATATGAAGCGGTAGATATCAATGGTGAAATGGGTGTACATCAACGCTTAGTTGGTTTTGAGGGTGCTGGTACGCTAGTACTTCACAAAATCGATAGCCGTGTTGCTCAAAAGATTGCTGGCAAAATCAAAAATGGTAGTGTACCAGATATCAAAATCGTATCTAAATTAACAGACCCAGATGTAAATGGTGCTGAACGCATTGAGTTAACTGGTGTTACTTTGGATGAATTAACACATGGTTTTGAAAATAAAAAGGTACAAGAAGAAAGCTATCCTTTCAAATTTGCTGATTACAACTACTTAGATTTAATTCTTTAATATGTGGGCGGTGCTTAATGCATCGCCTTTCCTTTTAATGTGAGGTGGATAAAATATGGCTAAATTACAACTTGAAGATTTGCTTAACCGCAATATGCAAGAGGGTTTTCAATCTAAAGATGTGTATGTAAAAGGTTTAGGTGGTGAATTGACTGTAATTCATCAACCATTACCAACAGTATTGCGTATTATGGATGATATCAAGCAAGATGCAACACTATCTACTATGATGGATGCAATGGTGCAACTCATCTATGCTTGTGTTCCTTTATTCAAAAATAAAGAATTGCAAGCAAAATATGAATGTGCTGAACCTACAGATGTAGTGTACAAAGTCTTAAATGATAGCGTAGAAGATATTACCGAATTAGGTGAAGCTATTTTGGGGATGTATGGCATCGCAAATCCTGTTGAAGATGTAAAAAAGCAATAAGGGCGGACAGGGAACTAACAATGTTCCGCTATTATATGCAGAAAGGCCATACATTATCCTCGTTACTGGCATTAGATCCATTAGAACGCACGTTCTATTGTGCGTGCTTCGAATTGGATATGGAAGATTTAGAAAGGGGCAATAATGGCTAAAAGTATTAACGTATTGCTTAGTCTAAAAGACCAATTTACTGCACCTATGAAAAAGGCTGGCGATAGTGCTAAGGATACAGAACGCAAAATGGTAGCCATGAAGAATAAGTTAAGTAATTTTGGTAACGGAATTAATAACAAATTCTTAGGAATTGCTGGTAGCATCAGTAAGATGGGATTGGCAATGTCAGGCTTGGGTGCGTTCGCTAGTGTTGGTGCTATTGTTGATTATGGTAAGAAAGCACTAGATGTAGCAAAAAGTGCGGAACTATCTCAAACATTATTGCGTAATAGCTTGGCTAATAACAATTCCTTGTATGATAAATCTGCTGCTTCGCTAGATGCTGCACAAAAGCAGTTAAACGATTATGCTGCTAAATGGGGGAAGGTAGGGGTTATCTCTGCTGGTACTATTCGTGCTGGATATCAAGAGTTAAATAAATGGAATGTTCCTGTAGATAAGGTGGACGGATTATCAGAAGCCTTAACTAACCTTGTAGCTGGCAAGTTTGGTATCAATGCTACAGCAGAAGATGCACAGATAGCTTCACAGGCAATCGGTAGAGCGTTCAATGGTGATGTAGCTGGTTTAACTAAGATGAAAATACCTTTAACGGAAGTACAAAAGGAAATTATCAAGAATGGTACGGAAGCCGAAAGACTTGCTACTATTAATGAAATTGTTAATAGTACATTCTCTAAACAGAATGAAATACTAGCTAATACACCAGATGGGCAACTAAAACGAATGAAGAACCAGCAGGCAGCACTTATGGCTACGATTGGTAAAGGTTTATTGCCAATGCAAAAAGCCTTTATTGATATGGTTAGCACTATCATGCCTATAGTTGCACCAGTTATTCAAGACATATTTAATACATTTAGCGGTGCTTTTACATGGATTGCACAGGTAATTACCGAAAATAAAGAGACCATCAAAACAAATCTAACAGAGGGTATGAACGTAGTTAAAAGCGTTCTATCTACTGTAGGTTCTGTTATTAAGTGGTGTACTGAAAACTTAGGTTTTTTAGTGCCGATACTCAAAGTAGTTGTAGCTGGCTTTGTTGCTTTCAATGTAATATCTAGTGTCATTCCTATATTAGTATCTATATTCAATGGCTTTATGACTGTAATTAAGGTTGTAAGGGTATTAACCATGTTAATGGTAAGCAACCCTATCTTGCTTGCAATTACTGCCGTAGCTATTGCATTGTATTTACTTATCGATAACTGGGAAACAGTCAAGGAAGTTGCTTTGTCTGTATGGGATAGCATTTCAAATACTGCTACTGAATTGTGGGAGTCGCTAGTTAGCGGATGCATGGAGTTTGTAAATGGTGTTATAGAGTTAGTTATACCTCTATATAATCGATTTATGGAAATCATGAGTCCTATTCTTGATGGTGTTAAACAGATTTTCAGCGGTATCATTGATTTCATTGTAGGTGTATTTACAGGCAACTGGGATATGGCCTTTAATGGATTGGTGCAAATCTTCAATGGTTACTTTGGAATTATTAAAACCATCGCACAAGATGTGCTTGGATGGGTACAAGATAAACTGCAGTGGGCTGGCGAGAAGATAGACTCAATCAAAGAGGGCGGTTCTTGGTTATATAACAACACTATAGGCCGTGTAACTGGTGAACATAATGCAACTGGTACAGAGTACTGGAAAGGTGGAGCGACATATGTCAACGAAAATCAACGTGGCGAAATTATCAATCTACCGAATGGTTCACAAGTCATTCCACACGATGAAAGCATGAAACAATTAGCAAGTAGCCGTGGTAGTGTAACAGTCAATGTAACAGTACAGGGTAATGTGATTGGTAACGAAGATTTCATGGATGCGTGTGGTAGACACGTTACAGATAAAGTTATGTTAGCAATGGGTAATATGTAGGGGGTGTGAAGTGAGCTTTCAAGATAATGCTAAAAGCGTAATGAAACAACGCTTGATGACGAAACAAGCAGACTTGCAGAAGTTAGCGATAACACGTGCTACTAAGTTTGCTGATAAGATTTCACATGGTTTAGTCGGCAAAATCTTAGATTATGCCGAACGAAAACCGACTACAGATATTGTGTTTCACTCTGAACTTACAGACGAGTATATTACATTGCCTGTAGTACCTAACCCATTGCCTACGATTAATGAACCGCAAGCTAACGAAACCTTTAATGGTCTTAGGGGTGATATTAAACTTATAGGGCCGTTAGGGTTACGAACATTAAGCCTAGATAATATCTTATTACCTGTAAATAAAGACTATTCTTTTATTCGTGGTAATGGTACTGATGGCTTGCAATGTTTACAATTCTTTCAGGCTCAACGGCAAATGAAAGCCGTGATGCGGATATGTATTATTCAGTCTGATGGCAATGAAATCCTTAATATGCCGTGTGTTATTAATGATCTATCCTACACTTATGACAAAATTGGCGATATTAAAGCCACAATAGGGATTGAGGAGTATGTATATACTAATACATCAACAACGGCTCAATCTTCGACAGGCGGAGAAAATAAAGCTACAGAAACTAAGTCTACTGATAGTAAGGCGGTTAAGAAATGAAGTTACAGTATACGAACACAACCAAAGGTAAAGATGGCAAAGATGTTACTGAAACACGTGAAATTACCGCCTATACAAATAACTATCAAAGGTCAGATGGTATTGATACACTAGGTCAAGAATTTACTTTTGATTTAGTAGACAATCCATTTGACTTTAACCTTATGGGTACAAGGCTTGCTATTGGTGGCAAGGTAGAGTTTAGCAATCAACTAAGCAACAATAATAAGAGTGCTACAACGCAACTGAACGAACAACAACAGGAGCAAGTAGTATTTCAAGGTATTATCGTAGCTGAAAAACAAAGTGGTGCGAATAAGTATACCTATACTTGCTTTGACTACTGCTTCTATCTCAACAAATCAGAGATAGAAATTCAATTCAATGGTGTTAGTGGCCTTGAAGCTATTAAAAAGGTATGTAGTGAAAACAATGTGCCTTTGGGTAATGTGGCGGATATTAAGACAAATATCAAGAAGATATATCAAGGTGAAACAGTATCTGATGTTATCAAGGATATTATCAAGCAAGCCACAGAAGAAACTGGCTATAAATACCGCCTTGAATATCGAGATGGCAAGGTACATATTGAGGATTATAAGGACTTAGTGCTAGATAAGGTTATCACTCAACCTATCAACAATTATTCAAGAGATTTAAGCATGGAAGATATGCGTAATAGCATCGTAGCTATATCTCAAAAAGAAAAGAGTACCTCTGTTAAGTCGAGTATTCAAGATGATGAAAGCATCAAGAAATATGGATTAATCAAGAAGATTGTTAAGGTTGATAATAAGAAGCAAGCACAGACTGCCCAAATTGCTAAAAAGACCATTCAAGATACCAATAAGGTGGCTGAAAAATTAAACCTAACATTATTAGGTGATGATACAGCAAGGAGTGGTCGCATTATTATCATTGATGATTACACAGTAGACATACACGATAAATTCATAGTGGAAAACTGCAAGCATAATTATGGAGTTAACCATACTATGACATTAGATCTAAAGCGTGTAACGAAAGAACTTGATACAAGCAAGTATGCAACTAGCACTACTAAAACTGTTACACCTAATGCAACAAATAGTACTGCTAATGCAACACAGGTCGATGCTGGTATGAACGCACTCAACGGATATCAGAGCGTATATCGTGATAACGGCTGCGTAGATGTAACAGTAAAGGCTGGTTCGTATTACAGTCCATTCTTGAAGCAACAGGCGGATATAGGTACGGCTAATGTAGATACATTAGTTAATAATGCCCAAAGTGCTGGCTACAAAGTAGAAGCCTTTGACGGCTACGCTAAAAAAGGCGACATCTTGGTGTATGGTGATAATCAACACGTTGTTATCTCCGATGGTGCTGGCGGTGCTTTTGGTAACAGTAGTAGTAAAGGCCACGCTATGTTCTACTCTGATGCTAATAACGCATGGCACACGAATGAAGCACCTACTAAAGTAATTAGAATGTCATAAGGGGGTATATATGGAAAAATGGCACAGTCAGATGGCCTCTATGTTCAAAGAACGTACAAACCCTATACGGATAGGTGCTTGCCTTGGTGAGGTTATCAGCACTTCACCATGGAAGGTAGCTATCAAAGATGGGAAGTTTATGATAGATGCATCTAATGGGTATGTATGCTTTCAGTTAATTCACCATATCACTACCTATTCTTATAGGCATAGCGGTCAAATGACACACAAAGGATGCCCAGCTGGTCCTAAATCTGATTATGAAGCACAGGGCGATGGCAAAATAGTGCTTGATGAATTATGGAAAGCTGGAGACAAAGTACTTGTTATACCAGATGAAAACGAGCAGCATTTCTTTATCGTTGATATTGTGAAAGAAGGTGTATGATGTTTCCTACAGATTACAACTTCACCAATTCCATTCAATCTACTAAAACTGCTACAAACGCACAACATAAAGTAGGGCGCTCATTTAAGTTCGACTATAAAACACATCGTTTTGTATTTGAAGATGGTCGCAATGTAGAAGATACGCAGATTGGAGCAATAAAACAATGGATTGAGTTATTTATTCGTACTGAAATGAAGAAATACTTAATCTATAGTGATAGCTTTGGGTTAGATCTAACTAAGCTATTAGGGTACAGATTGCCACGTGCATATAAAGTATCTGAAATAAAAAGAAGAATAACCGAGGGTATCATGAACAAAGTACCATGCGTTGTAGTTGTCAAAGATTGGCAGTTCAATGCTGGTATTTTTTATTTCACAGTAGTTACTAATACAGGGGAAGAGGTGAAGATAGAACATGAATTCGAATTATAGTGTTGATAGTATCCACAATACGATGCTTGAAAACATTGATGATGCGTATCAGAAAACCGAAGGCTTTCCTACGTATGACATAACAAGAGGTGAAGCGTTTGCTTTACTTGAACTGTGGAAAAAAGCGGAAGAAATTGAACGCAAACAGAATGTGGATAACTTAACAGGCGATGAATTAACAAGGGTAGTATTCCAGCGCAAAGGAACGCAACGAAAACTATCTACTAAAGCAGTATGCAACTTGCGTATTGTTGATGGTAACGGCACTATCCATGGGGGTGATTTATTTGAAAGCGAAAGCGGTATTCAATTTGAAAGCCTAGAAAACAAGGATGTTGCTGATAACTCTATCATCAAAATCAGATGCACTAAAGCTGGTGCAGTTGGTAATGTTCCTAAAGGTAGTATCACACAAATGCCTATTACTATTGCTGGCATCAATGCAGTAATCAATGATGATGCTGCAAAAGGTGGCGAAGATGAGGAAGCGGACGATGATTTGCGTGAGCGCTACTATGAAGAGTTAAGAGAGCCAGCTACTAGCGGTAACGATTACCACTATAAGCAATGGGCGAAAGAGGTTGAAGGTGTAGGCGAAGCAAATGTAATAGGGTTATGGAATGGCAACAATACTGTTAAAGTTATCATCATTAACTCTGACAGAAAGGCTGCTAGTACTGATTTAGTGAAGCGTGTACAAGATTACATAGACCCAGATAGCAAAGGTATAGGCGATGGACAAGCACCAATAGGGGCACATTGTACTGTAGTTAGTGCTACGGAATTGCCTATTAACATTGATGTTAGAGGGGTACAACATACTACATCTGCCACTAAATCTACTATTACAAATGACATTACCGAAGCAGTAACTGCATACCTAAAGAAAATTGCATTTAAACAGTCCTATGTATCAGTCGCACAGATTAGTAACATCATTATTGATAGTACTGGTGTTACTGATTATGAAAGCGTAACTGTAAATGGGCAGACAACTAAAATCAATCTCACAAATGAACAAGTTGCCGTATTAGGTACAGTAAGCGTGGCTTTAAATGACTAATACAGATTTTAAAGAGTATGCATTAAGAGCCATTAATAAGATGTATCGTAATGATCCATGGGTTCGTGAGTTATATCAAACGGCTGGTATACAGTTACAAGATATAGATGAACTACTAGATGTATTACTAGATAACGGCTTCTTTGATGCGGTAGGTGAACGTGGCCTAAAAGTTTACGAAAAAGATTTAGGTATCAAAGGCGAAGGTACAGTTGAACAACGTAGAGCCATAGTGCAGATGCTATGGAACAATAACGGCAAATGTACACTTGATAAAATCAAGGCCATTGTTAAAACATTCGTTTTTGATGATGTAGATGTACGTTTTGAAGATGGTGTATTGAAACTAGAGTTTAATAATTCTAACTTTGTGTATGCTATACCTCAAATTCGTAAAAACCTAACTGTAGTTAAGCCATCACATATTGGCCTTAGTATTGCCGATGTACATAGTGCAGATGGTGAAATATATGCTGGTGGTATGGTAACTACACTAGAAGTAGTAAACATTCAGCCTATGATTGGATTTGATGCTGACTTAGACGATGCACAAATTGTAGCTACTGCATACTTAACTATAGGTAATGTAATTAATCGTATTGATTGTTAGAGGGGGTAAATAATGCCTAGTCAATATCCACAGAATGTAATTACTAAGCAAGGCCTTGCAATGATTGCTGAAAGTCTTGCTACAAAGAAAAACTTAATATTTACAAAGGTAGTAGTAGGTGATGGTGATGCATCAGACCGTACATTTAATGATATGGAAGATGTAATTTCTCC